GGCGTCCTGCGCGATGCGCGGCTCGTTCGCCCGGTACTTGGCGGTGATCCACCGCCTCACCGAGCGGTGCATGGCGTCGATCAGCGCGACGAGCTGGCGGCGGTACTCGGCCTCGATCCCGAGACCGGGGCGCACCGGCTTGAGCGTCTTTCGCGCCGTCCTAGCCATGTCATGCCTTCGCGTTTTTCTTGGCGGCGAGCCACTCGATGGCGTAATTGTGCCACGCCTGCGGGATGCCGCCCGTTAGCACGAGCGACTCCACCTGGTGGAAGCCCAATTGCTCGAATCGGTCGAGCGCCTCCCGCTTCGTCTGCTCCTCCGGCACTCGCTTGAAGCCTTCCATGGTCGTCAGCTCCTCGAATCGGGGCCGGGAAGCTCGGGACCGGCTGCCGCTTCCTGTTCCCGCCGGCGGTCGGTCTCTCGCTTCCCGGTTTCCATGTGGATGGACGGCTGATCGATGCGCACCTCGAATTCCACGCCGCAGCCGAGCACGCGCGACGCCGCGGTGATCAGAAATTTGGCGACGCGCACGCGCAGCTCGAAGCCGCGCGGCATGACGCAGCGAAGCGTGACCGCTTCCATCGGGCGCACCTCCATGTCGACGATCGCTGCCATCAAACCGTCCCCAGCGCTGGATCTGTTTCCTCGTCCTCGCCGCCGCCGAAGGCGTGGCCGCCGCTCAGCCCGCCGCCCTGGCCGAGGCCGATGCCGCGCGGCACTCCGCCTTTGCCGGTGAGCCCGCCGCCCTCCTCGCCCTCGCCGCCTTCCGGGCCGGGAGGCTCGATCTCCTTCTCCAGGTCGAGCGATGCGTGCGGGCTGTCCGGATCCTTGGCCACGCGCTCGCGAACCTCGTGCGCGTCCACCGCGCCGAGCTCCACCAAGATGGCGTCGGTGTCGGCGTCGATCTTGCGCACCTCCGCCATGCCCTTCTCGTCGAGCTCCCACAGCGGCTCCCACCGATACGTCAGATCCGGGTCGGCCTCGCCCCACAGGTTGATCTGCGCGAGCTTGAACACCTTGTCGAGCCGCGGGCCGAGGAAGCGGATCTGGTACGCCTTGATGGTGTCGTAGAAGGTGCGGATTTCGCCCTCGCTGCTCGCGTTCATGCCGGACGGCTGGATGCCGAGCAACTTCACCGTCGGGATGCGGGCCGCAGCGCAAATGTGCTCCTGGCTCTGCGCCACCAGCGCGTCGAGCGTGCCGAGCGGCGCCGACACGTTGGCCAGGTCCTCGGCGTTCTTGTCGACCAGCATCACGCCCATGTTGCTGCGGAAGCGGGCGAACGCCTCGAGCCGGTTCTGCACCTCCTGCTCGCCGGCCTCCATCAGCGCGCTGAGGTCGCCCTTGAGCACCATGACGGAGAAGGCGTTGATCAGCTCGGCCACGCTCTGCCGGTTGCGCAGCCATATGTCCACGTACGGCTTGATCATCTGGCTCGCCGACAGGCCGCCGAACGAGTAGGCCGGCTTGAGCATGTCCGGCACCTCGCGCGAGACGAACGTCAGCAGGCGCGAGGAGTGGATCTTCTGCGCCATCACGAACCAGACCTCCGGGTTGTACCAGCTCGGGTTGGTCGGGTCGTTCGTGTTGTAGGTCGTCGGGTAGGTCCACACCGCCTCGACCGGCGTGAGCCGCGCGAGCGCGCCCTGCTTGATCTTCAGCTTGGCGTTCGCGCCGGCGTCCGGGTCGATCGGCGCCGCGCGCTCCTCGCCATCCGCGCCGTCGTAGTCGATGAACAGGTGCGAGCGCCCCATGAGCCCGTCGTACTGGGCGCACTTCTGGAAGACCGCCGGCACCTTCAGCCGGTCGAACTCGTCCTCCAGCGCCTTGACCTTGTCGGCCTTCTTGTCGTCGCCCTTCGCCGTGATCTTGACGAACTTGCGCGTGGCCTCCTCGGCGACCGTCTCCGACACCACGCGGAACTCGGGGCGCTGGGCGAGCTCGGACAGGTAGGGGTAGCCGAGGAACATCTGCCCCTCGGCGAACGCGCCGTAGGTCATGCCGTAGCCGAGGCCGTTCTCCCACATCTCGTCGAGCGCCATCGCCGCGGCCTCGGTCGAGCGCTTGAGCGCCTGGTCGAGCGCATGCTTCTTGAAGTAGCCCTCTGGCACCACGCCCGGCAGCGGCGTCGCCGCCTTGAACATCGCCGAGGCCAGAACGTCGAGGCGCTTCGACCGCGAGCCGGCGATCGCGCGCAGCGTCTGCCAGCGGTGCTCCTTCGGCCGGCGCGAGGAGAGGTCGACTACGTTGCTGGATTTTTCTGGCTTGGCCCTGGGGACGCGCGCCTTGCGCGCTGGCCTGGCCTTCGCCGACTTCGGCTTGGCAGGCTCGCGCGGAGCCCGCGCCGCTGCCTTAAGGCGGATGCGCTCGCGCAGGTCGTCGGCTGTCGTGGACTTGCTTTTCACGATTCCCCGGGATCCGCCTCCGAGGAATCAACCTATAGACGCTTTCGCCCCTCCGGCACAAGACCTGCGGTGCCGGCTCATCCCCGGAAAGTGCGCGGCCCCGGCCTGCCGGCGTACGCCAGCACCGCCTTCGGGATCTTGATGATCCGCTGCGTCGGCGCGAACCGCATCACCGCGCCGTCGCCGAGGTTCGGGCTGCGCATGCCGGACGGCGTCTTGAGGATGACGATCTTGCCGACCTCGTTGGGCCTGAACTGCGGCTGGCCGAGCTCCGCCACGATCTTGAGGTAGTTATCGCATTTCGAGCTGATTGACAGGATATCATCCTGCGCGCACTGCACGCCCTCGGTCACCCATCGGTGCGTCCTCTGCACGCGCGCGCGCATCGCCCACCACGCCTGCGCCTTTCGGTTTTGGAAGAAGTCCTCGTTCAGCCTGCCCTTGACGTCCTCCCTCTTGGGGTCGACCACACCCTCGGAGCCGCGGTACGCCTCGATCTCGATCTGCCGCTGCCCGCGCTCCCGGCGTCTGGCGTTGATGATGCGCGCGTCGCCGCGCACCCCCGCGCCGATGCCGTCGGCGTCGTAGCGCAGCCGCCGCACCTGCTGGTCGTCGCAGGCGCGGAACACGCGCTCCACCGACTGGAAAATGTCCTCGCCGATGCCGCTCCACTCCTCGGCGAAGTCGATCTCGTAGCCCTTGCCGCCGACCATGGCGTTCTTGTCCTGGCCCTCGTCGGCCACGTCGAAGGTGATCAGCCGCTCGCCGGTCGGCTCGCCCAGCTTCAGCTTCTGGCGCGCGTCGATGCACGAGCGCAGCCACTTGCCGGGGATCACCACGCCCTCGACCGTCGCCGAGTAGTCGCGGTCGACCTCCTGCGCGAGCACCACCGGGTCGAGGACGACCTGCTGCTTGCGATACCACTCCTCGTCTTTGCGCGGGTCGTCGCGCCAGTCGGCTATCCACACGTCGATTTTTCCGCCGTGCCGCTTCACCGCGAACGGGTTGTTCGGGCCGTTCACGCTCGATACGTCGATGCGGCAGTTGGTGGTCTGCGAAAGGGCCGCGTCAATAAGTTGCGGCCTGGCAACGTGGGCGGCTTCATCGAGAAAGTATATGGCCCGCCGGTCGCCGCGCCCGATGTCGTCGCCTGCCTCGCCGCCGATGTATGATCCCGTTTCTGGAAACTTGATGCGCATGTGCGGCGAGTCGAAGCCCTCCCGCCAGCCGCCGCGCAGCTCGGGCGGGAGGTGGCGCAGGAAGAACCGCGCCTTCCAAAAGAGGCTCTTGGGCTCGTCGATCCGGTCGACATACTCCTCCTTGCGCGAGCCGAAGCCGATCGACATGCCCTCGTTGAAGATGCACAAGGCGCAGGCGATGGCGATGCACATCCATGACAGGCCGCCGTCACGCGACTTCTCCACAAGTCCTGGCTGCTGCCGTCGCCAGTGATCAATAGTCCAATCGACGAACTCGCGCTGCCGCGAGAAAAGGAGGAACGGCACGATGGGCGGAAGACCGACCTCGATGTTGCGCGGATCGTACGTCACCCCCCAGTCCTCGATGAAATCGGCGATGTTTTCTCGGTAATAATCT